CACGTTGGGCATATAACTGGACTTTAGCAAGACAACAAGAAAATTATAAAAATGGTGGTAAATAATAATGATACCTGATAAAAATGAATTAATTAATCTAATTCAACAAAATATGACTAGAGAAGAAATAGGTAAATTGTATAAAAAATCTCCATCAACGGTATCTGTTTGGTTTAAAAAATATAATTTAAAATCACGTTTAATTGGTGGTGCAAGAAATGTAAAAGACTTAATAGGGAAAAAGTTCTGTAAATTAATTGTAATTGATTTATTTCAAATAGGAACACATGGAAAAGAATATATATGTAAATGTGATTGTGGAAATACAACAATTCAAAGAGGAGCTTCTCTAACAAGTGGTTCTGTTGTGTCTTGTGGGTGTAATAGAACAGAAAAAGCAAAGATATCAGGAGCTTCAAATCTTAAAGAATATTATGCTAAAACATATGATAGAGAGAAGTATATTAATTTAGCTAAATCACATATAAATGAAAAACATAATTATTTGACAATAACAGATATTGAATATGATTATAATAATAAATCTTACAAATACGTTTGTAAATGCGATTGTGGAAACACAACAATTCAAATTTATTCAGATTTAAAATCTGGGAAAGTCAAATCATGCGGTTGCTATCAAAAAGAACAGATTAGTATAATTGGGTCAAATATAGGTCTGAATAATTATAAAAATAATTATAATTGGTATTTTATAAAAAATAATAAAAAATTTAATTGTAGAAGTGGTTTTGAAGTTTTTTATGCAAATTATTTAATAATAAATAATATAAATTTTGAATATGAGAGCAAGTGTTTCGTTTTAGACAAAGGTAAAAGGTATACGCCTGATTTCTATTTGATTGATGAAGATAAGTATATAGAAATTAAAGGCAGTTTTAAAGTAAATAAGTCACATCAAAGAGAAAATATTGAAATCTTTAAAAAGTATTATAAATTGGATATATTATATTGGAACGACATTGTTCAACAATGTAATTTACCCTTAAAGTCCTACAGTTCATATTTGCAAAGAGCAAGAAAATTAGGCATAAAAGAAGAAGATTATTTAGCAACATATAAAATAGAAAGGAGGAGTTACTGAAACTTAAATTCCTAAACGTAAGAGGTATGATGAAGAATAAGTTTTCAGTAACGGAGAAAATATATGAAACTAGACTTTAATCTAACACAAAAAGAAAGAATAGAATTTGTTAGAAATTTTAAAAACCCAACTAATGAACAGAAAGAAATTTTGGCAAATTATATATTGTGGGCAGAACCACAAAAAAACTTTTATATTACAGAAGAAAAGATACTAAAAAAACAAAAGCAATACGGCGTAATTTATTTAGAAGAACATAATATGGATATATTTAAAAAAATAACTTCTAAAGCAACAAGAATTCGTAATAAACCAATAGATTATGAAAAAGAGGCAACAAAACCTATAAAAGAATTATTAAAAACAATTATACATTTAGAAAATAGTGAATTGGATAGAGATAAAAGAAAATTATTAAGTGATTTATATAAAGAACAATATTATATATTGGATAATCAAAGAAATACTATAAATAGTAGATATGATGTGCAAGCAAAAAACTTTCATGATATTATTATATCTGAAGTAGATGATTTTGGGTTAGAGGTATATCCAAGTATGTACACACCTGCATTTAAAACCTTTGATATTCTTATAGGTGAAAAAACCGATAAAATGATAGACTTAACAAACATTGCACATTTAAGTGAATTGTATAAAAATTGGCATGAATATCCTATGTTGCATGAAACATTAGAATTTTTTGAAGGTCTATTGTATCTATCAAAAAAGAAACAATTGGTTTTAAAAACAAGGAAAACGGGAATGCCGCAAATTTCTGCTGCTAAATATATAGAAAGAGAATTAGGTTCTTCAATAAACCCAAATTATTTATCAACTATTCTATATAAACAAATACTTCCTGCATTTGCAGAAAAAGTTCAAGATTTTATTAATTCACAAGGTGATGAACTTTTCCAATGTGTTGAATGTGGCAAAAAATTGCCCGATAATTCTAAATTCTATCATTATTCAAATGGCAAAAGAAAAAGAAAAAAATGTAAAAAATGTTATTTAGGAGGTTAATATATGAAGAAAAAATGTACTTATTGCAAAAAGGAAAAAACACTAGACGTTTTTATAGATACCGAAAATATATTTTTTGTAGACAAAAAATTTCCCATATGTTTAGAGTGTTTAAACGATTTCTTTACTCAAAAAGTACCAAGTGGCAAAGAGTGGGATACCTTTAATAAATTTTGTCAAACTATAGATATATATTTTGACCCACAACTTTACCAAGAACTTAGAGATATAGATGCTGAAAATGCACTTATATTATATATGAAGAAAGCACCAAAAGCTGATACCGTTGATTGGAATACACTAAACAAAGCATATTTAAAATTAGTTACACTTGGCGAAATTCATCAAGTACATCCTGTATTAGAAGAGGGCGAATTATTAAGACTTAAAGACGCTTGGGGTGAAGAATATTTACAAGAAGAATGTTTAGAATTAGAAAAAATGCTAAAATCTTGGCGACAAACTCAAGCAATATCCAATCATAATCAATTGGAAGATACAAAAAGATTATGTAAGATTGCTTTACAAATGGATAAAAAGGTTCGAGCAGGTGAGGATATTGATAAAGTGCTAAAAACATATGTAGCATTAAAAGATAGTTTGGGCTTTTCCAATAAATCAAAAGGAAACTCCGATAGTATTGAGACAGTTGGCGAAATGTTTAGTTATTTAGAAAAATCAGGTTGGTTAAATACCTATTATCAAGGCGAAGAAAATGATGAATTAGATAAAACGATATTAGAAATGCAAGCTTGGACAAAAAGGGTTGTAATTGACAATTCTGAAATTGGCGATCAACTCGAAGCAACATTAAAACAAGTTGTAACACTATTAAATAAATCGAATAAATATGAGGAATTACCATCTGATGAAGATATTGATGAGGCAATGGAACAAGAGGATAAAGAGCTGGTAAACTTCTTTAACGAAGGTGAAATAAGCGATGATTGATTATAAAAGAATATTGGCAAAAGATACTTCATTAACTTGTGCAAAAAAGAATGGTGTTGTTTTTGAAAAAGGCTACTCTATTGATAAAGAATGGTTAGAAAGAAATATAGAAAAGGTGCAGAAAGTATGTCGCACCTTTTCTGCTTATCCAGATATATTTTTAGATGTAATAAAGCCGTCCGACTCAGAATTTAACCTATATCCATACCAAAGAATGGTATTAAGAGGCTCTGTAAGATATAGATATGTTTACATAACAGCACCTCGTGCTTTTAGTAAATCGTTTTTAATGATATTGGGATTTTTAACCTTATGTATATTCTGTCCTGGCATTAAGCTTTCAATAATAGCACCTGGGAAGGAGCAAGCAACACAATTAACAAAAGATAAATTTAATGAAATATTCGGATTATTTCCACTACTAAAGAAAGAATTAGTAGGCGGAGATTTTTTTTCAGGTAAGGATTACATCAATGCTATATTAGAAAACGGCTCAACTTTAGAAGTGGTTGCCGCTCTCGACTCTACTCGTGGACGTAGAAAACATGGTGGAATTATAGATGAGGTTAGAGACCATGATGGTGACAAATTAAATAACATAATTTTGCCACTTTTTAATGTAAGTAGAAGAACACTACTTGGTAAATTAAATCCTTATGAAAAAAAGCAAAGAATTATATATATAACATCTGCAGGTGATAAATTTTCATTTGCATATGATAAAATGATAGAAACACTTATACAATCTATTATATCGCCACAAGATGCTTGGGTATTTGGATGTAGTTACAAAGTGCCACTTATGCACAACCTTTTAGATGAAAATTATCTAAACCAGATTAAAACATCAACTACTTACTCTGCTGAGTCTTTTGCCAAAGAATATTTAGGTAGATGGTTGGCAGGTGGAAGTGATAGCTGGTTTGATGGTGAGCTATTAAACAAAAGAAGAATAGTTAAAATGGCTGAACACTACTATCATCAATCACAAAATAAAAGGGCGTTTTATCTAATATCGGTTGACGTTGCAAAATATAGCTGTCAAACAGTAGCCTCAGTTTTTAAGGTATTACCGAAAGACGGCAAATATTATAGTAAGTTAGTAAATATAAAAATATTGGGCTTAACTGAAGATAGAAAGCATTTTGAAAAACAAGCAATAGACTTAAAAAAGATGATAGCTGATTATAGAGTAAAAGAAATTGTTATAGATGGAAATGGTATAGGTGACGGACTTATAGATTTTATGATAATAGAAAATTCTGAAGATGGTGTTATTTATCCAGCATATGGCGTAAAAAATGACACAAAAGGACATTACAAAACAGCTAACAAATATGCAGGGGAAAAAATTATTTATAATATAAAAGGTAATGACGAACTAAATTCAAAAATTTATTCTAATGCTCTATCAAGAATACAAAGCGGACAAGTAGCTTTTTTAATTAGTGAGACTTTAGAAAAAGCTAGAATACAAAATTCTTCTTCATATAAAAAGATAGAGAAAAGAATAGAACATCTTTTACCTTATGAATTAACGACAAGACTATTTGCCGAAATGTTGAACCTAAAACTTTCGCCAAGAACAAGAGCAACCAATCTTATTGTGCTAGAACAAAAAAGTAAGTCAACATTGAAAGATAAATTTTCGTCAGCATCTTACGGATTGTGGCGAATAAAAGAACTAGAAGATGAATATTTGAACAATTTGAAAAAGAGCAGAAATTCTGCACGAAATCTTATATTTGTTGATTGATAAACGTACTTTATATATAAGGGGTGATAAAAACAATGAACACTAACTATGAAAAATTTAGCAAAGAGCTAAGTGGCTTTCTATCTGGAATGGAAAATGCTGTTATTTCAACATATGGAAATGAACGATATGCACCAGAAGAAACGTATGAATATACAAAAGAAGAAATTATTAGAATTATCAAAGAAGGCGATAGTTTAGAAAGAAGTAAATTATCACTCACTTTTTATAGAGTAAATGGATTGTATAGTGCATTAATACATCATTATTCAAACTTTTTACTTTATTTGTATGTTTTAAGTGTTAAGCCTAGTGCCAAAAAAATGCCTTTCAGTAAGTATGAAAAAGAGTATTATCAAGCATTAAATTATTTAGAAGATAGCGATATGTATAATCTCTCTATGAAGATATTTAATGAAGTACTAGTAAAAGGCGGCTATTATGTATTGGCAACAAAAACAAACACATCCGTTGTATTACAAGACTTACCTTTTGAATATTGTCGTTGCCGTTTCTTAGATTTAAATGGTTATGATGTGGTAGAACTTAATTTAGAATACTTCAATTCGGTGAGAAACCAAATTGATAGAGAACTCTTATTAAATACATACCCTAAAGAGATAGTAAAAGAATATAATAAATATGTAAGAGGCAAAAGAGATAGATGGTTACCACTATCTACAAAATACGCTTTTTATTTAAATATATTTGAAGAAAAGCCTTTCTTTCTTAATACACTCTTATCTTTGATAGGTATTGAGAAAAAGAAAGAATATCAAGACCAATTTGATAAAAAACAATTAGGAACTCTAATAACATTAGAGCCTGAATTGTTAAAAGACGGTGATTTTGCTATTGAACCAAATGAAATGAAAGTATTACATAAAGGAGCAGTAGCCAATGTAGGAAAACCACTTGATGCAAAAATACTATCCACTTATGCAAAAGTAAATGTACACAAATTGGCAAATGATAATTCTGCAAAAATAACAAATGAAGATATTTTAGATAGTTTTTACGCCGATGCTGGAATATCTTATAAATTGTTTAATGCAGATACAGATAAGACAGCTGAGTTTATTTTACAGAAAGATTTAGCCTTTTGTGTTAAATTTGGCGAAAAAATTGCCAAATTCTTTGAAAGAATACTCTTGTTATTGTTAAATACTAAGAAAGTAGAATTTTCAGTAAATATTCTTCCTGTTGCACAGTTTAACAAAGAGGAAGAATTTAAAAAATCAAAAGAATTGTTGGCATTTGGCTATAGCTTTTTAATTCCACATATTTTGGCAGGTGGAAAGCAAAGCAATCTATTATCATTAAAACAATTAGAAAATGATGGTCTTGATTTAGACAGTGTGTTAAAACCACTAATGTCATCTTATACAACAAGTGGCAAAAATTTACCACAAGATAAAGAAAAAGTTAAAGAGGAGGAAAAGCCAGTTGAACAAGAAGAAAATCAATTATAATTTACCTATAGAATTTTCTAAAAATTTAGAAAAGGTAAGTTCTAATTTAAGCAAGTGCCGAGCAAGAATTTGTTATGGCGACAGAAATCGTAACTATACCTGTTTTGAGGATGTTTTGCCTCAAATGGAAAAAAGTTTAATATATACTCCAATTAAGGCAATTTGGTCAGATGAAAAAAGAGATTTTGAGGGTCATGGCTGGAACTCAACTCAAGGGCGAATTTATGGTATTGTGCCCGCAGACCAAACTATCACATATGAAGAAAATTCAGATGAGGATGGTACAATAAAAAAATATATGGCTTGTGATGTATACTTATACACAGGTTTATATACAGAGGCAGGCTATATAGCTGGCAAAGGCTTGTCTTTAGAACTTAATCCAAAAACTGCAAAAGGTAAATGGATTGAGGATGAAAATGGTGATAGCTATTTTAAATTTAGCCAAGCAGAATTTCAAGCACTACAGGTTTTAGGTAATGAAGTAGAACCTTGCTTTGGCGGGGCGGCGTTCTATGAGTTCTTAATGACACAAAAAAAGGAGGATAATGATAAAATGGAAATTAAAAAGATTGCCGAAAATCTTTATGAATTAGTTGATGGCGAAGTAAAAACTTTGTTATATACTGTTACAAAAGAAGAGGCAGACAAATTGGGTGTGGCTACTGTAAGTTCAGTTTATGAACAAATGGACGAACTACAAGCAAAATATTCAACTTTAGAAACAGAAAAAGCTGAAGTAGCAGAAAAATATTCCACATTAGAAACTGAAAAAGTAGAAATAGAAACTAAATTTTCAGCACTTGAGGCAGAAAAAACTGCTCTTGATGAAAAATATTCAATTTTAGAGACAGAAAAAGTAGAGATTGAAAACAAATATTCTACTTTACAAGTAGAAAAGGTAGAAATTGAAACTAAATTTTCAGCACTAGAGGCAGAAAGATTAGAAAAAGAAACCTTGGAAAAAAAATCACTAATTGAAAAATACTCTAAAATTATAGGTGAAGAAAAAGCCGTAGAATTAGAGGATATAAAGTCAAAAGTGACTCAATATTCAGTACAAGAAATTGAGAAAGAGTTGGCTTTCTTATACACTAAGTCAAATGAGGGGGTATTGTTTGAAGGTCAAAGAATATACTCACATGGTGGTTCTCATAAATATGAAAACCCAGATAAAACATTAGAATTAATTAAAAAAATAGGGGGTAAACAATAATGGCATTAAAAAGATTAACAATAGAAGGCTATGGCGTAGCTGAATGGAACAAAATTGCAGCTCCATTTACAGCTAAGATGGAATCTCAACTTCCATTAGACCCAAACGTTTTCAAAGCAAATGACTCAGATACTTCAGGTATATTTTGTGAAGTAGGACAATTCCTAGCATTAGACAAAACAAACATGGTGGCAACTGTTCCAACAACTGCTACTGACGCAGGTTATCTTCCAATAGGATATAACTTCTCAAGTGAAGTATTATATGACGAAAGAAAAAGAGGTTTAAAGAATTTCAAACAAACTTGTGAAGATTTCTTACCTAACATAGGTATACCAGAAGTTTCAGATGTTATAACAATAAACGCTGTATTATATGACGACACAGAGTTCGCTGAAGACTCACCTAAAACAGCTGAAGATGTATTTATTGAAGCTTTGGGGGATGTAGCAACTACTCCACTATATGGTATATTAACAAACGAATCCAAAGGTTTTCTAGTAATTACTGAAGGAGTTACTAATAATTTAGGTGGAATAGTTTACAGAGTTGTAGAAAAAACATCAATGCCAGATGGGTCTACTGGTATAAAATTGCAAGCCGTGAAGGCATAAGGAGGGGTATAATAATGAAATTAAAACAAGGAACAACTGAGTATCAAACACTAAAAGAT